TATTGCCTATTGTTTGATGTCGCCAATTGAGATTAGTTACTATCTCTTCGAGTGTTTCTACAATTGTTTTCCAATAGATTATCTTCTCTTCAGATTTCTGAATATCAATGTCACTATCATAATAGTGTTCCATCTCACCCTTTAATACTTTTAAACCATTAAACGGATCGAACTCCCAACCATATTCAGCTATTTGTTCCTGTGTCATCTTGCCATTATAATATAGCCACTTCTCTTTGAGTAGTATCTTTTGCTGCATTTCAAACCGTTTTAATTGTAGTTTAGCAGTAGATCGCAGTTCAAGATATTTAGCATGAAGCATAGGTGTTACACGTGATACTTCGTCTAATGATGTGTTAGATATAACGGCATCTTCTTTCCACATCTCTAGTATTGTTTCTAAGTTTAGTTTCATGTATACATTATACCACATTTATGACGCTTTGTAAACACTATATATAAGATATGGACAAAATAATACTTGAGAAGAAAAACCACAGCATCATGCATGTGGGATGTGATTTTGGTATAGCAAATGAGTTAAGTGATTTCTTCTCATTCTTTGTACCTGGTTACAAGTATATGCCTGCATTCCGTAATAAGGTATGGGATGGTAAGATACGATTGTTCAATGTTCAGTCTAATGAGATTCATGTAGGCCTATATCCATTCATTAAAGATTTTGCAGCCAAACGTAACTATGAAATAGAAATATCTGATGAGAATAACTATGGTTCTCCAGATGATAAAGATGATATAGATCCAAAAGCAATAATGGATTTTATTAGCAGCCTTGAAATTCAGTCACGTGGAAAGCCTATTCAGGTAAGAGATTACCAGTTCAATGGCATATGTCATGGATTACACAATAAGAGATCTATACTAGTCAGTCCGACTGGCTCAGGTAAATCACTTATAATATATGTCTTGATTAAATACTATCTTTCGATGTTGTCTAGTGGCATACAGAAAGTCCTGATTGTTGTACCGACTACATCTCTTGTAGATCAAATGTACAATGACTTTGCTGACTATGGCATGCTTGTAGAAAATGGCTGTCATAAGATATACTCTGGTAAAGAGAAAATGACGAATGCTGCAGTTGTAATCTCTACATGGCAGTCGATTTATAAGTTACCTGGTAAATGGTTCGAACAGTTTGGCTGTGTAATAGGTGACGAGTGTCATGGCTTTAAATCTAAATCGCTAAACTCGATTATGAATAAAGCACGTGAAGCTGAATATCGATGGGGTACAACTGGTACGTTAGACGGTACTCAGACACATGAGCTTGTATTACAAGGCTTGTTTGGTAAGATATACAATGTAACAACAACAAAGAAACTACAAGATAATGATACACTTGCGAAGCTGAATATTAGCGTTATTAAACTTAAGTATCCAGAAGAGCTACGTAAGAATCGTGGCGTACAGACCTATCAAGAAGAGATAGATCTGATTGTACGTAATGAGAGTAGAAATAAGTTTATAAAAAACTTAGCTACAACTCAGACTGGCAATACATTAGTTCTATTCCAATTCGTAGAGAAGCATGGTAAAGTCTTATTTGATATGATAAGAGATGAAGCAAAGGGTAAAGTATTTTATGTAAGTGGTGAAACTGCTACTTCAGATAGAGAAGCAATCCGAGGTATTATAGAAAAACAGAAGAATGCTATTATTGTAGCCAGCATGGGCACGTTCTCAACCGGTATAAATATACGTAACCTGCACAATATAATATTTGCATCACCTTCTAAGTCACAGATAAGAGTATTACAAAGTATAGGGAGAAGCCTAAGAAAGAGTGATGATGGCCGTGAGGCCAAACTATATGATATCGCCGATGACTTGCACTGGTTAGGTCGAAAGAACTTCGCACTAGAGCATTCGGCAGAGCGCATTAAGATCTATTCAAAACAAAAATTTAACTATAAAGTATATGAGATAGAATTAAAATGAAACCAGATATAAGACAATTAGTATTAAGTAATGGACAAGAGCTATTATGCGAGGTTATACAGTGGCCTGACCTGGATATTGATGAACAGGAGGTAATGATTATACGCAAAGCTGCTAAGATCATTATACAAGAAAACTTTGAACAAGGGACACGATGGTTTACATTTAGACCATTCATGACATATCAAGATGACACTTCATCACTATGCTCTCTTATGCCATATCATATTATTACAATAGGACATCCTAGCAAAGTTCTAGAAAAACAATACACAAAATATCAGAAGCTTTTATCAGCTGAAGAAAATGAAGGTAAAGCCGAAGATCCATTTCAGTATTTTGAAGAGGGTGCTTCTGATTCAGATGATAGTTTTGAAAATGTTATTCCATTTAATATTGATCCAAAAAAACTTAACTAGCCCTGTGTAGGTCTAATGTAGTACAATGATGACCACCACCTAAAAACTTAGAATGAGGTAATCTTACTTGATGACATAATATCTGATGTTTTTGCAGTTCATCGATTAATAACGTTTGATCCGGATCTAGTACGACTACATGTTCATTGATAGAAAACATGTTGAGATACATAGATCTCGATCCCATCATCCCAGCTTGAAAGTCAAATAAATCATTAGGATGTATCCATATCTTATCCCACGATTTCATAAACGAAGGTACATGTTCTTCGCTCATACGAGCTGCATTGAATATGACTAATCCTTCTCGTAAAGGAATAATAGTAGTATCTAAATGATGCCCAGGATATACATCACTTCCTATCAAATGTACATTGTATTCTTTACCAAGAAAGTCTTTTAACCAGTTTGCACCTTCAATATTACCACCGTGAGAAACTAGATATATAATATCACGGTTACAACGAATAACTTGAGCAGCATCAAAATGAGCAGCTGGATCATCACACAAAGTATAACTAGGAAATAAATGTTTATATGCATCCCATTCAATACGTCTCTTCTCCCAACCACATGGAGTCAATACAACCTTATCACCTATTACAAGAACAGTATCACGTGGAGAATACGCACCATATGCATTGAGTTTCACATAATCTATTTCAACAGGACGGTGTACAACTACATCAAAACGTTGTAGAATAGAAGCATAGTAACGGAGAGCTTGTTCAGTTTCTTCTATTATATCATTATCAACAGGACCACCAAAATCCCATCCCATCGTATCATAAGCATCAAGAAAAACAGGATCATCAGTAGACCAATTAAAGTTCTTTGCCGATCCAAGGATTACTTCTTTCAGTGGCGACCATTCATTATCAGATTTTATTATAGTACTATCCCCCTCAAAGAAGCTTACTCTTTATTATACCACTATATATGTACTTTGTACACCCTTAATTTCATAAAAAACAAAAATAAATTTGTTTACAACCCCTTAGCGTTGTGTTATAATAGACTCAACAAGATATACTAGGAACCAAAATGGCTAAAATAAAACCTAAAGACAAACCGCACTATGTTAATAATAAAGAATTTTCATGGGCAGTAGTCGACTATTGTAAAACGATAGCAGTAGCAAAAGCTGCAGAAGAAAGGCTACCAGTCGTTACAGATTATATTGCACGATGTTTTCTTCGTATTAGTGAAGGTCTATCACATAAATCTAACTTTGTACGATATACGTATAGAGAAGAGATGGTGATGGATGCAGTTGAAAACTGTCTCAAGGCAATAGAAAACTATAATATCGAAGCAGCTACACGTACCGGTAAACCAAATGCATTTGCATACTTTACACAGATATCGTGGTATGCTTTTCTACGTAGAATTGCTAAAGAAAAGAAGCAACAAGATATTAAGATGAAGTTTATAGCTCAGTCTACTATCGAAGACTTTACAGATGTTGAATCAGGTGGTGTAGGTGAAAGCGTAGGACAACACTTTGTAGATACATTGAAATCACGTATCGATACTATTAAAGTAAAAGATACAGAACTGAAGATCCTTGTTAAAGCTGAACGTAAGAAACAAAAGAGTAGAGCAGTCGCGAACTCTGGTGATAGTGATTTAAGTGAGATCCTTGGTTAATGAAAATATGTATTTTGAATGATACCCATTGCGGTACTCGTAACTCGTCTGAAATATTCTTAAATAATGCTGATGCATTTTATAGTGAAACAATGTTTCCGTATCTGCTTGAACATGATATAAAGCATATCGTACATCTTGGTGACTACTTTGATAATCGTAAGTTTATCAACTTCAAAGCGCTCAATCGTAATAGACATTCATTTCTTGACAAACTCAGAGAATATGGTATTACAATGGACATAATCCCTGGCAATCATGATGTGTTTTATAAGAATACTAACGATCTGAATAGTCTAAAAGAGTTATTAGGTCACTATATGAACGAAGTAAATATCGTAATGAAACCAACTGTTATGGACTTTGACGGGTTCAAGTTCGGTTTATTACCTTGGATTACACCAGAGAATAAAGACGAGAGCATGGATTTTATAGCCAACTGTAAATGTGATTGGTTAGGTGCACACCTTGAATTAGGTGGATTT